AATAGGTTGGACTGAAGTAGTTCTGCTCAACCTGATTGACGGCCAGCGCGCCGCCCGGCAGCACGGATGCCGTGCCGATCAACCAGTTGACCACGCTCCCCGCAGCATTTTTCCAGGCCACCTGACCACCTGCGTTGTTGAGCCAGATTTCCGGTGAACGGTTGTAATTGACCGGCAACACGATGACTTGCTGGGCCGTCCACGTCAGCGTGTTGGCATCGATCACGTAAGGCATCACGACCCCGAGCAGTGACGTATCGATGCCATTCAACCCGCCGTTGACCAGAATCAGATCACCATTCGACAGGTTGTGGCCGGGGATGATCATGACGATGGTATAGGTGCCGTTGATGGCATTCAGGGTCTGCACAAACGAAATGCCCGCTGGCGGAAAGGCGGTGGCGAGCGCCGTGGTCGACCACAGGTGCCAGCGGCCGTTGAGCATGTCGTACACCAGCGTGACGTTCAGATTCGGAATCGTCAGCGCGTAGAAGCTGTGCCCCATGATGCGGATGTAGAGCGCGCTCATGAGCGAGGCCGTGGCCGCATTCAGAACGCGGTCGATATAGGTGTTCGAAATCACCTGCGGAATACCGCCGTTGAGCATGTAGACCGAGCGTCCGAACTGGTCTGGGCCTCCGACCCAGATGATGGTGTTTTCAGTCTGCACTACGCTCAACGGGGATGTACAGCCGATGTCGGCCGTCGCGTTGATGGCCGGCAGCAACGGGCTGGCGGGGGGTGTCAGCGCGGCGTCGGAGAAGAACAGTGTCGACGACGCCATCATGGCGACCACGTAGTTCAGATACTGCGTGATGAAGACCGGCGGGTCCGACGAGTACGCCGTGATGAAACTGAGCGCGTTCCATGTGGTGCAATCATTGATCGACGAGTTCCAGATCACCCCGGTCGTGTCCATCACGAACACGTAGCCGTCGATGTTGGTGCAACCCGGCACCGTCAGCGTCGGATAGTTGGCCGCCACCATGGGTGACAGCACGCTGCCGTTGTAGTGATACGCGTTGGTCGAGTTCTTCATGAAGAACCCGGCGCCGTTGTTGACCTGGCAGAACTGGTAACTGCCGCCTGTGCTGTTGGCGGTGCTGACGTTGATGCCGTTGATGTAAACACGGCAGGTGCCCGACACAATCAGAACGGCGACGTCCTGACCGTTAAATGCAAAAAAACCGAGCGCGGTGCCGGTCGGCAGGGTGCGGAAGGGGGTCAGGCCGAAGCGACGCACGGCCATGATGCGTCCGCCTTCGGTTTTCTCAGTGAAATAATTGTAGGCGACCGAATCCTTGGTCAGCGAATAATCGCGACTCTCGATCGTCTCTGCGAGTTTGATGCGCTCATACATCAGCCACGCCCGCGAAAGTGATAGCTCTGACGCGCATCGGGCGTCATGAAGGTGGACGCCTGCTCCACGCTCGAGTTGAAGATTTCATCCTTGATGGTGGTGGCGCGCGTGATGATGCGCTGGGCCTTTTTGGCATCGATGCCGCTGCCGTATTCTTCCATCATGTCCGCCATCAGGCAGATTTTGATCGGCAGAATCCATTCGTCCGGGAAGTCGAAGTTGTCGGTCAGATTGATCTGGGCCTGCGGCGGCCGCTGACACGTCATGGTGGCCACGGCATTGGTCGCCGTCACACTGTCCGGCGTCAGATAGAGGTACAGCACGCCGTCGGTCAGTTGCGGGTCGTAGAAGTAGCTGTTGGGCGGTCCTGACGAGCCTTTCTGACCCAGAATGGTGTACTCCTGCCGCGAGATCATGATGAGCGGAATGTCGAGTACGGGCGTCTGATTGGTGTAGGTCAAGCGCCCCAGCGGGATAGTAATTGGCCGCCATGTGCTGAACGCACCGCCAGGCCCCAGTTGATAGGACGTCACGCCACTGACCAGCGGTACGGCGATTTCCTGAATCAGGTTGAGCGGCACACCCTTGGCAATCCAGAAGCGCAGCATCAGGTTCAACGCCTGCTGGAAGTTGGCCGTGTCGGTGGGCGGTGGCGCAGGGTTGTCGTCGTTGAACACTTCCAGACCGCGCATGGCGGCCAGAATCAGGTCGTTCGTGTCGAGCGTGTAGCCGTATACGCCGGAGGTCGCCATTAGTTGATGTCTCGAATCGAAGACAGCCCTTGGAGTTGCCAAGTCAAGCCACTATTGTCCGTGAAGGACCGGCTGTTCACAAGAGCGAATGACGGGTCATAGTTCATGACGGGCGTGGCGCCCGCCGTGCTGATGCCGTAGTAAAGCAGCACCTGCAAAATGAAGCCTGCGAACGGGTACGTCGTGCCGCTGATGCACGTTCCAATTTCCGCAATCCCCGTTGAGTTGAAAATGGAAATCACACTGGCGAACACCACTTGATTTCCGATCTGGGTCCATGTCACGCCGTCAGGAGACGTGTAGAACGTGGTCGTGTTGCCGCCCGCGCCATTGTTGACGTCGAGCGTGGCGCGCACCCAGAGGTTTCCCGACCCCGTGATGGTTTGCGTTGAAAAGGCGATTTGCTCGGTCGCCGAAGTGCCATCCGTTGAAACGGCAAGCGCCAACTGCCCGGTCGGACTCAGGAAGAACAGATACTGCAAGCTGGTGCTCGAAGGAAATTGACCGCTCAACGCCTGGTAATTCCCGGATGCCCAATTGTTTGGCTGCGCCCACACGATAATATCCATGTCGGCATTGGCAGGCGTGTTCAGCTGATTGACCGCGGGTGTTGACGCATAGCTCCCGGCAACACCTGGCAGCGTCAGGGCACTACCATAGACGCCGGGAAGCGGTAGCGTTTGTGCCGAGGCGGTATAGGTGAATTGGCCTTGCGCGCGCGTCCATGGTGGAGCGATCGGGTCGGCGATGCCGCGCAGGAAGTCCTGGGGCTGACGCGGCTCCCAGCACTTCTCGGCACAGACCATCAGACCGTCCCATTCCATGCGGAGATCTTCGGCTTTGTATTTGAAGCCGCAACGGTCGCAGATGACGTTCCACGAACCGCGTTTGTAATAGTCGGCGCGACCCATGGCTCAAGCCCACACGCGTTTGCGCAGGGCGGGCACCACCACATACGGATTAAACGCCGCAGGAAGTGGATTCACGCTGGTGATGTTTACGTCGTACTTTCCGTTATAGGCCAGGGTCTGCGCGTTCCAGCTACCACCCACGTTATCGGTCTGGATGGTGTTTGCGTTGGCGACAAGGAACTGCTGATACTGAAGCGCCGTCGAGAGGCCAAAGGCCGCCAGCACAGCCGCCTGCGCCGCTGCGGCATTGGGGAAGGAGAGACAGGTGTCGTAAGCGAAGGCCATCAGTATCCAGCCCCAGTGACGGTTTGCAGTTGGGCTGCGGTGAGTGCGGTCGGGAAATAGCGGACCTTGCGGAGCCAAGCATTGGTGTTGTTCACGTGTAGTGCGGTCGTTGAGTTGGGTGCAAGGTTCATGTAGACCGAAGCTTGCTGCGCAGTAACTGCATCGTTGCCAGCAGCGCCAGCATTCAAAACTACGGACGTTGCTCCAGGCGAGTAGGTTGTCGCCAGCTTGTTGACAGCCAACAGCGTCATCGCGTTCGACGTCGTTACGCCGGTCGTACCGTTATAGGTAGCGCCAACGTTGGAAGCAACCTGTTGATACAGAGTGGCATCCGTGTTTGTGTCTGTAGTCAACCACCCTCCAGAGTTGCCAGACTCATTTGACCCTGTCCGCGGAATCATTTCGATTTGCCATGCACCACTAGTTCCGTAACTCGGAATGCTTGCTACTGGAAGCTGAAGCACATCAAGAGCGCGAGTCGCTGTTGCACCAGCAGTGATAATTGGCGAGGTTGCCAAGGCTACTGCCGTACCGCTACCACCGCCCTCGACTTGTGCAAATGTGACTGAGCCTGCGCATGTAAACACCACCGTGCCAGCAACAGTGACCACGAGCGTCGTGAACGTATTGCTCGTGTACCAGTCAGTGCCTGTGTTCGTCGCAGCCCCGTAGCCGGTGGCAGTTGCCGTTCCTGCCGAACTAGTCATCGACCCACTGCCATAGATGTAGCAGGTATAAGTTCCGACACCCAAGCTGATGGTTTGTGTTACAGGTGCGGTTGAGTTCAGGAAATAATTGGTACGTGCTTCTTCCCGAAGAATTCCCTTCAGCGTCGTGGTGGGGTTAATCGCTGCGCCACTGGCAGGTACCACCACATTGCTGACCACCGTATTGCCGTTCTGGTAGCTGAAGTACTGCACGCCATCAACGAAGGCACCGTAGTAGGGCGATGCTAGGGTACCAACCGATACATATTCAGAAGGCAACCCACCCGTTTCGAGTTGGCCCTGTGTACAAGACCCTGTAATGGTGGAAGTCAATGTTCCTGCGGTGCAGGTAATCGTTATGGCAACACGAATGCCAGCACCTTGTCCAACTAACGAGCCAGTTGCCGCGCCCGTAAAGGTCACGGTTCCCGTGCCGTAGAACGATACTGTGTAACTTTGCGCAGTGACTGTATTGCTTTGCGTACCGAGCGTGGCTGTCGCAGTATAAAGATTCTGCACCCTCCGATACCCATCGAACCGTAGTTCGTTGGCCAGCACCGGATTCATCACGCCAGCAAAGTCGCGCTGTGTTGCTCCTGATGCACGGGTAAAGGTGAGGCCGGAGCCGAGCAAGCCGACACTGCCGTTGCTGATGGCGTCGGCCATGAAGGACGGCGTCACGCCGCTACCACCTGTGATGGTCAGATCGGTGGTGGCCCCCATGCGCGCGGCACCGGCCGCCGCCGAGAGGCCAGAGGCGATCGGCGTTAGATTGGTGCCGAATGACCCAATCGACATGGCCTACCGCGACATGACGCTGGTGCAGAGCACGCGCAGCACCGCGTAGCCGGTCCCCGTGGTCGTGCAGCGCAGGCGCAAGGCGATGGCTGGAAACGCCAGGTTGCCCTGGTAGGTGTTCGCCACCATCGCCGTCAGGCCCGTGACAGGCGCCCAGTTACCCGTGGTGGCGCTCACAGGGGCCGTGTAGAGTCCGTTGCTGTTGGCCGCCGCATTCGGGTCCGTGACGAAGTCGTTGGCCGGGTCGAGCGTGGCGTCGACCTCGAACACGGCCGTGCCGGTACACACCACTTGAATCGAGCACAGGAACGCGCCACCCATGTACTCGAGCGGCACCATGACGGCATTCCCGGAAGTGCCGGTCACGAACTCGGTAACGGGACGCATCGACATGTCAGGCTCCTTGCTTGGTCAGTTCCAACTGCACAGTGAACATCTCGAAATTGCCGCGTCCTTGAAGAGGTTGCAGCAGCACTTCGATGTTGCCCGACGTCGAGCCCTTCTTGTCATCCTGAAACTTGGTCTTGTCCATCCGTCCTCGACCCGCGAGTGCCGCAATCGGTACGCGCGCACCGCTCGGTTCATGCCATGCCAGCACGCCCTCGACGCCTGATGTAGCCGAATACAGAATGGAATCGATGCGGACCACGTGCGGCACGGGCTTGAGCTTGGTGAGATCCACAACAATGAGGTCCGCCTCTTCCGGATTACCGACGCCGGTCCACCATGCCGTGAACTTGACCTCCGCCCCGGACTCCGAGTCGGCCCAGATGTCCGTGCGGATTTCCCAGGTCATGCCTAGCGCTCCCGGAAGGCACCCATGAAGTCGGCGGTTCCGACCGTGGCCACACCCGCGCTGGTGTTCACCGCTATGATCGGCGCCAGGTTCTGCACCGTGAACTGCGGATTCACCCCGTTGATCGAGTTGAAACTGAAGTTCATGCAACGGGCCTGGCCGACCGCACCCGGCGCGCTCGAGGCGTTGTTGCCCGAGCCGCTGTTGTTGGTGTAGCCCACCAGCGCCAGCCCGATGGCACCGTAAATCACCCCGTTGCGGTCAACCGAGATGGCCACGTCGAGATACTGGTTGTTGATCAGGTTGTAAATCGAAGCCGGCACCACCGCCGAGGTCACGATACCGTTGGCCACGTTGAACAGGGTCAGCACGGTCGAGCCTGCGGTCTTTTGCAGGTAGACGCCGTCCGTGATGTTGGCGGCCGTGAATGGCGCAGCGGTCACGTTGACGAGACCCGTCAAGAAGCCCATGGTGGTCTGCAGCAGCGAGCTCTTGATGCGCGCTATGAAGACCGTTTTCTTGATCGGCGAGCCGAAGTACACGGTCTGACCGTTGGTGATGGTCGCCGACCCGACGCCGGTAATGACCGTCGCCGATGGGCCCGGGGCAATCGTCACCAGCGTGTTGGCACCCGAGACGTTGATGCCCGACACATAATAGCCCGCAGGGATGGTGTTGGCGCCGACCGACTGCACGAACTGGCCGATGGTGATGCCAAGCGCGGTGGGCGCTGCGGGTGTGGCGAACGACAACACGAAACTGCCAGCGGCGGAAATCGCATTGGTCGCCACCGAGATGTTGTCATACGCGAAATTGAAGCCTGCGTTCTTGGTCTGCAGCACTTCGAAGTCGTTGATGGTGGCGGCCGTGGTGAACGCCACCACACCGCCGTCACCATTGGCCATGGCGATCGAGCCTGTCGACCCGTTGGTGCTCGTATAGAGCTGCGTGTCGAGGTAATCGAAGTCGTCGTAGTAGGCGTGATAGAAGAACGGGTCGGGGATACCGAGCACGCCCATCGGCAACCACGACGGATCTTGCGTGAAGCCGGGGTAATTCCGGAACGGCATCGGCGAAGGCGAGGCGGAACCGATGGCATTGGGTGCGACGTTTGCGACCATTTACATTCTCCCAGTGGTGCCTAGAGATACTACTTCCGCATTTTGCGGGACTTTTTGGCCGAAAGCGCTTTCGAGAATTCGGATTCCGACTTCATCCAGGGCGATTTTTTGGAAGCCGCCCTGGGTTTCTTTTTTGCCTTTTTGCCCGAAAGGGTTTTTGGCATCGACCCCGTGCTCATGACCAATTAAGGTCCGTTCGACGCGATGATCGAGCGTGGGTCAGAGACCACCACTGAATACCGCTCGTAGCCCACGTAGAGCTGATTTTTGGTCCCAAAGTCGTTATCTTCAGAAAACGATAACGATTCCCGTTCGAACAAAATCGGCTGTTGCTTACTCGGCAAATTGGTACGGATGAAGAACGCGTGTGCCGAGCTCAGATACCGATCGACGGCCATGCCTTCCGGGAACGAACCCAAATTGCGCATGGCATTCGGGTTGTTGTTCGACGTGTCTGGCTGACCGACGGCTTTGAGAATCCGTTCGGCGTTGAACTTCTCCTGACGCGGCACGATCAGCTTGCGCGGCATCACGTTGATCAGGAGACCGCGATCGTCAACGTAACCCATCGCCTGGATGATCATGTCCTCGAGGGCGGCTTCAGACAGGTCGGCCGGTACAGCCAGCGTGTTGCTGAAGGTGCCGCCGGCCACCAGCGGGTGAGCGGTGTTGGCCCAGCTGACGCCATCGGCAATCGTGTAGTTCGCGTTGAACGCACGGTTGTAGAGGTTGGCGACCACGTTTTCCTTGGTCTGACGGAACGAGAAGCCGAGCGCTTGTGCGCGCTCCTGGGCCACCTTCTTGTAGAGGTTGTCCTTCTTCTCTTCGTAGGTGACCTGGAAACCGAGACCGTAGGCCACGTGAATCGCACGGGTCACGAATCCTTGGGTCTGCGAGTCATAGACCGTCGGCGCGCCTTCAGGCTTCTGTGGCGCCATGCCGAAGCCGGTCACGCCAACCAGTTCTTCGTAGTTCATGTCGGATGGGAAGACCTCGACCAGCGCTTTCCATTCCTGGCCGCCGTCGTCATACCCCGTGCCGAAAAACTCGAAGATCCCAGGCCAGAGTGCCTTGGGGATATTACCAGTGCCGATTGGACCAGCCATGTCGCTTCTCCTGTGCTAAACGGTTAGTAACCAGCGGTGCCGGCACCGCTCAGTTCGTGTAGGTTGAACTTCAAGTACCAGCGCGCGTACGCACCGTAAGCGTTGTTGGGCCGAAGCGCGAGACCCATCAACTTGCCAGGCAAAGTCGAGGTGGTCGCAATCGAAGAGCTCAAGATCACGGTGCCCGACATTTGCTGCGGCGAGGTCGGGTTGGTGATGGTGAACGAGCAGTTCTTGTTGCAGGATGCCGCGACCAGGTTGGCCGTGGTGATGCCGTCATCCTGAATTTCGAAAATCTGGTTCGGGTCGTCGCACACTTGGACGTAGTAGGCCTTGACCTTGGTCGCCGGGATGTTGATCACCTCGAGGCTCAACGCAGGTCCCTGGAACGTGGTCTGGAAGGGGGGTGCCGCCAGCACCGAGGTGATCACACCCCGTACCGTATCGGTGCCCAACGCCTTCTGAACCTGTGGCACGCCGTTTGCGTCTCCACCTGCGACCGTCTTGACTATGTCGCCGATCGAGTAAGCCGAGCCGTCAGATGCCGGAATGTAATAGGTGTTGGTCGCGCCGTTGAAGTTTGCACTGATGATGCTCTTCACGGGCGAAAAACCGTTGGGGTTTGCTTGATTGGCCAAAACAGTTCTCCTTCGTCACCTTGGGCGAAGGAGGAACCCTGCGCCCCAAATTATCGTTTCGGACCGTCCAGAGTTGAGGTGATCTTCATCCCCTGTGCACGGCCTTTGTTCATCACCGCGTTACCGACCTTGTCCGCATCGTAGCCACCGCGCTCCTGCATGGCCATCTGGACCTTGTCGATCTCCGCTTGCTGATTCTCGTGGTCCTCGTCCCACCATTCCTTCCTGATCTTCATCAGGTAGGCATACAACGGCGAGTTGTCTTTCTGGACCCCGACATTCCATCGAATCGTGCTGTCGACCGAGGTGTTCAAATCCGTCACCTTGTTCGACGACTGCAGTTCGACTTCTCCTCGACCGACCATTTCCCATCCGCCGGAAAGTGCCTTGTCGATACGACCTGGATAATCATTGAAAATGCGAAGCTGGTAGCCGGGAATCTCACCCACGACTTCGAGTTGCCGGGTATTTCCCGAAAACACGTTGACGCGTCGAGCTTTCTCGCGGTCCGATTGAGACCTGACTGACCCCGTTGCGGGGCGTGCTTCATGTTGAGTGACTTCTTGCTGATCGGACAATACACCAGCGGTTGTTTTTTGCAAGTCCTTTTCTGCAAGTTTTTCGCGGGCGATGCGTTTTTGTTCGGCGCGTGCCGCCAGTTCGGCGTCGGTCAGAGGTTCACGTGCGACCATGGTCATGCTCCTTGAGTATCGTATTGCGACAGCAGCGAGAGATACTTTTCCCGAGTGCCGAGCTTCTGTTTGACGAACGAATCGCACTCGGCTTTGGTGATCGGGTCGAGTCGTTCGTAGGTGAGTTTCTTCGATGGCCGCTGTCCGCCGCCGGTAGGTGCTTCTACTCCGTTGCCTTCCGGCTTTTCGCGGAACTGATCTGGCCAGTCGGCGCGCACGCGCTTGCCGACCTCTTCGATGAAGGCGCGACCAAACAGCGATGGCATTTCTTTTCGAACGGCGTCGCCGACCACACTCTGCGCGTACTTTCGCAACTTGGTGTTGTCGTTCCACCACTCGTTGCCGTCGGCAATCCACTCGTTGAGAATGACGCGC